TGAGGTCGGTGTCGCTTGAAGAAACGGGATGGGTTTCAACACCCTCGCCTGTGGGCGTATACATCGAATAATCGGGATGCGAAAAGATTTTGTCGCTGCCAACATTTTGGTCGGTACCGGTATCACCACCGCTAGCAAACTTCTTCACATCACTACCCTTCATGGCAGGACGCTTTTCACCCTTAGAAGGAGCAGCAGCCTTTTTGTCGCCAGTGGGTTTCACTTTGGCCATACCGACTTTATCGCCAGCTGGCTTGCTTTTTTCTTTTTCCACATCGCTACCGCGCAGAGCAGGACGCTTAGTGCCTTTAGATTCGGCTTCGGCTTTTTTGTTGCCGGTGGGTTTCACCTTGACCATAGCGACTGCATCGCCAGAGGGCTTTTTCTTTTCTTTTACAACGTCGCTTGAACCGCCTTCTTTCAGCTTTTTGGGCTTGAAGTTTTTGGCTTGTTCAATGTCTTTAAGATCAGCAGCGGTTTTCTTTTCGCCATATACAGCGCCGCCATCTTTTTTGAATTTTTTAACAGTGCCGGTTTCTTTCTTAGCACGACCACCTTTACGCAGCTTAATCTCGCTGGCATCTTCTTTGTCGTGTTCAGCCTTGTCGTGCTGTTTGAATGCTTTTTTGATCATGGCCTTGTCTTGGGCCATGTCTTTCTTCTCCACTTCACCACCGGCTTTTTTCTTGGTCATGCCACCGCCGCAGTACTTTTCTGCCGCCTTAGTGGTGCTGCCACCGGATTTCATTTTGGGGAGTGTTTTGAAGCCGTCCATGTTTTTGTCCTCTAGAGTGTTTATTATTGACGGGGAACTGATCAGATTCCCTATAACTACTAATGCAAAAAAGGACCTTTTCAGGCCCTTTCAAACAGCGCTTTTTCCTTTTTTCTGCGCTCTATTAATTCTGGTGGTTTGTTCCAAAGCAGGAAATCATTAGCAGCTTGGGCATAATTCAGCTGGTTAAGATGCCGCAATACCGAAGATTCTGTAAAATGCTCTGTGCCAATATTAAAACACAAACTACACAGCGCATCAAACTGGTTTTGATTAATGGGCGCTCGGACCATTTTATCGATGCAGCGTTGGCATTCTGCCAAGTCTTGGCGCAATAGACTGTCAACACCTATCTTTGTAAGCTCTGTCGTAATAAGATGCTGCTCATTGGGTTTAATCAAATGCCCAACACCAATCGTCCAAAGCCCCTTGGTATCCTTATAGGCTCGGGTCCTAAACCCCTCGAACCCAATAATCGTATCAAGGGTTGATTGCTGAATCACGTTGTCTTAGAAAGTTTTGCAAGTCAATGAGTTGCTTAGACACTTGTTCGTATTTGAGATTGTTTTCAATGGCAATACTCAAAACGTCCGTCTCACTTACTTGGCTGGTAACGGTGTCAGTGGCGGAGGAGGCAACATCAATGCTGCTGGGGGTTGGGGGCACATCACTGGCGCTGGTGTTGTACAAGCGCACAAAGCCATTAGTAACACGGCAATTATTAGCGCCCACAGCAGCCGAAACCTGCTTTTGCAGTTGGTTTCGTTCAGTCGAAATTTGCTCAATTTGTTGGACATAAGTTGTGACCATTTGGTCACCACGTTGCTGAATATCATCTTTTTCCTTCTGCGCTTTTAAACTAGCACCCTGAATTTCTGATATATAATAGTTAGAAGTTAATCGGTAAGCGCCATATGCGCCAATCAGAATACTGACTAGCGCAATGACAATATAAATTTTAAGGCTGTTGAGTAGGTTTAATAGCATCATGTTCTGTTGCCGCCTTTCCGCCAACCAACACACCACCGCCGCCAAGTAATGTTCCAAGGCCAATACCCATATCAGACAGGTTAATTACCCCATTATGGGCCACCTGAATTAAACTTACTACCAGGTATCCAAAGATACCCACCAGTACGGCAAATCGAGCAATACAATACGTCTCGTTGTCGTCTTCAGTCAAAATATCTTTTAGAAATTTCCAAGTCATTTTTTATCTACTTTGCTATCAAGCTTGTCTTCGATGCGGTGGAGAAGAGTAATAATCTCATCCCACCGATCAAAGAACTCGTCTCGGCGCAGGTATTTAGAAGGAATATCAGCCCGGAAGTGGCCATGTTCCTTCTTAATTTCCTGCACTTCGTTCCAGATTTGTTGGCAAAACCAGCCCAACCCCACACAAATAATGGGGATAATTGTATTTATGAGGGATTGGATATCCATTTTGCTTATTTTCCAGTTTCGCGTTTTAGACGTTCTGCAGCTTGGTCAATGGCCAATTGAACAATCGGGCTGATAGTCCCTTTGGGAGCTTGCACCACAACCGGAGCAACTTCTTGCGACGCCACTTCAGCTGCAATTTCAGCTTGCAATTCTTCGACTTTTTGTTCAATTTCTTTAAGAGCGGTAGCCATATTACTCCGCTGCAGGTGGGGCAGGTTCTGCGGCCTGTTGGGCGGCTTGAACTTGGGGAACAGCTTGCTTTTCGATCTTGCCTAAAAGCTCGTGAACTAGCTTGTGTGGCAATTCGCGCAAAGCCGCAATAATCAAGTTAACTTCTTCAATGGTATGTTCTAAACTAATCATAGTTTCATCCTATATTGCGCCACCAAAATGGGGTGGTGGCTTCCCACTATATTATGCAGCAGGAGTGGCCCAGGGTAAAGGTTCAGTCACGGGGCTGACAGGGGGGTTAGCCAAGCTGTTCAATTGACCCTGCACATTCGCCTCATAGTTGGCGATACCTTGTTCGCCCAGAGACTCTTGCACCCAGCCAATGACTTGTTGAGGTTGCAATTGTGCGTAAGGTGTAAAACCAGCTTGTGCGTCAGTAACGGGGTACTGGGTGTTGTCACCGATATCAGCAGTGTGAGTGCCATCAGTTCCAGTAAGCAGCCAGTTGACGTTCACAACGTAGCCAGCGTTTGTGCCGCTAGGCCATTGTTGCATGGAGGTGATTGACCAAGTATATGAGGTTGACATGAAATTTCCTTTAGGTTATTTGGCTTCTAGTGCTGCCAAGCGGGTTGTTAACGATTCAATTAGGGCTTGTTGCTCTTGCATTGCTTTGACCAGCATAGGAACAAATACGCTGTATTTCACCGACTTGGTTGTTGTGCCAAGGTCATTGCCTTTTTCATCACGGTCAGGAGTTTCCTCCACCATAGCAGGGAATACTTGCTCAATTTCTTGTGCAATAACACCAATTTGTTTATGAGTTTGTTCAGCTTTTAAATTGTATTGACGAATTTGTACTTTCATCAAGTCAGCCAATTTTGGTGTTGCGTCAACTATGTTTTCTTTCAGTTTGACGTCAGAAATAGCGCCATAGCTATTATTGGTGTTAGTGACGTTACCATTGCCCGCAACAAAGAAAACGTTTGTAGAAGTATTTGAATATCCTCGAATCAAAGCTGCCGTGTTTGCAATTGTTGCATTGCTTTGCAAATTAAGAATGTATTGTGAAGCGCTTGTATTTGTGGATATTACGTTTAATACATTTTGATTTACGATTGTTCCATAAATCGTAAAAGTGCCAGCCTGTGAGATTGTTGTTCCACCGCCGGGTATAATAACGTCCCCACTTGCATCACAAAGCAAACGTGGATTCCCATCCCCATCAGACAGAACAATGTAGTTGCTTGCTGTGCGGATGTCTAGGCCACCTTGGTTGCCGGTGTAACCGCCTAAAATAACATTGCTATACCCACTTGTTACAGCAGAACCTGAGCCACCAAGGTTCCCCATGCCAATAAAAGTATTTCTGTACCCCGTACTTAATAACCCAGCTTGATAACCAAAAAACGTATTACTTCCATTTGTGGTGTTGCTATATCCCGCCTGATACCCTACAGCGGTATTTTGTGAGGCTGTGGTGTTGGATGATAAAGACCCCTCACCTACAGCAATGTTGTAGCTGCCCGTTGTGTTTGCCGCTAATGCCGCAGAAGTGTTGTATTGTGTTCCAACCGCAGTATTACTATTACCGGTTGTGTTTGCGGTTAATGCATTAGTACCAATTGCCAAAATACCACCACCCACACCAGTGGTTGCATAGCCCGCATTAGCGCCAATTGCAACGCTATTAGCCGTGGTGATGTTGTATAAGGCGCGATAACCAACCCCAACAAGATTTGTGGAAGTGGAGTTAGTGTAAAGTGCGCTGTTACCGACTGCTACGGTAGTGCCGCCACTTGTGTTGCTATAAGAAGCAGAATTACCAATGGCTACAACGGCTGAACCTGTTTGGTTGCTGTACGCGGCTTGATAGCCCACAGCCGTGTTGTTATTAGCTGTGGTATTGGCTTGAAGTGCGCTATCACCAAATGCTGAGTTGTTAGAACCAGTAGTTGTTGCCTTTAAAGCACCTTGACCAAAAGCATTATTTGATGCGCCAGTTGTGTTGTTAAACAACGCTTGGAAACCTAGCGCATTGTTGTTATATCCACTTGTCTGCGCTTTTAGTGATTGATAGCCAACCGCTACGCTTGCAGAGCCAGTTGTATTTGCCGATAAAGCCGAATTACCAAAAGCCGTATTGCTTGAAATGGCGCTATTACCCAAACCAACCGTCAAGCTGTTAATAGAGGCGTCATTGGCAAGGGTCAACGTACCACCCGACAACTGCATTGTTTGCGTACCAGAACTATTTTGCCAATAAGTAGAATCGGCTTTGAAATAGTTTGCCGAAACGCCTCCGTTACCAAGGCTCATCGCCCATGTGCTTGAACCAAACGTACTAGCAGAGCCGTTATACAAACGACCAATAACGGAAAAGGATGTCCCGTCATAAGTCAGGTTGGCAGAAGCACCAAATGCACCGCTGTTGTTGTACTGAACTTGTGTGTTCGAGCCTGCAACAACGCCAGCACCACCCGACCCAGCCAACACCTTGATCGCTGAACCGGTGTTGTAGTAAAGTTTTCCATCGGCGTAATTTATAGCCAACTCACCCACAGCCAAGTTGCTAGTAGTAGGAACGTTGCTGGCCGTGCCAGACTTAAACAAAATAATGGGCGTGTATCCAGTTTGTGCCATGTTTCTTCCTTAGAAAGTTCCGCCGTTGATGCCGCCGGTAATCGCGTTTGATGTTCCGTTATAAGTCAATCCAGAGTTGACCGTAATGCCATTGTTGCCCGATGTGGCCGTCACAAAGGCAAGATAGTTGGTTGTCGCACTACCCGTTGAGGTCGCCACATTGGTGGCATTTGTCGCTGTGGTAGCCGTTGCAGCATTACCACCAATACTCAAGCCCGATGCCGTGCCAGTAATGTTTGTACCAACCAACGTGCTAGGTGTGCCCAAATTGGGCGTTACCAGTGTTGGCGATGTGGCCAACACCACACTACCAGAACCCGTGGTTGATGAGCTGGACGCTGCAGTCAATTGCCCCTGAGCATTGACCGTGAAGTTGCCAATCGTGTAAGAACCCGCAGTTACAGCTGTGTTCGTAATGCTAAACTGTGTGCCAGTGAGCGTCAGTCCAGTACCGGCAGTATACGAACCAGCGCCAGCAAACTGCACCCAAGTAACCGCAGTAACACCTAGTGTGCCGCCTGGGTCAACCGTACAAACCCAACCCGTATCGCCCTGCAAAGTACCTTCTTCAACCCACACATAAGCAGAAACCAATTGGTTCCATGTGTTGGCATCACTAGAGCGGGTCCATGCGCCCGAAGAAGACACATAAATACCGTTATTTGCTGCAGTTGATTGATTTTTAACCAGCACACGGCTGGACGATGTTGTAATACCGTCAATTGTCTGCTCACCAGACAGCGTGATGTTGGCTGTCGTAGCAACCAATACCGGCGCTTTGGTATTCAACCCTTGAGCCACCGAATCAACGTACTGTTTAGTGGCCAGTTGTAGTGCCGATACGGGGTCTTGCGTCACCGTCACGCTGGTCAATCCAGCAAGCGTTGAAGCCGTAGTACCCAACGAAATTGCTGTTGAACCAATCGTCACCGAACTGTTTGCCAACTGAGCGTTGGTAATAGTACCAGATAGCGATGTTGTTGGGATTGTGGTGCTTGCTGTGGTTGCACCCGCGCCATTACCGTACAAATAGCCTGTGAGGCCCAATGCCAAGCTATTCAGTGTGGCAAGGCCTGTGG